GAATCAAGCGGTTCATCCCCACGGGCGTGGGGAACACTGAAATTCATCGATCAGCACACCACGCAGCAACGGTTCATCCCCACGGGCGTGGGGAACACATGACGGCAGCCTGATATCATCGTCGCAAACACGGTTCATCCCCACGGGCGTGGGGAACACTGGTATTTGGAGAACTGCCCTCGTGAGATTCGCGGTTCATCCCCACGGGCGTGGGGAACACAATTTTTCGCAGCAGACCTGCGAGTGATTCACCTTCAGGCGTGGCCCGGTCAATCAGAGATTCCATTTGTGGCGGCAATTCAATTTTAGCTGGTGGCTTTCGGTGCATTGCGCCAACCGCTTTTTCCACCGCTTCGCTGTAATTATCAGGAAAGAAAGCGCGCTGCAAAAAACCCTCGTATGCCTTGTATCCTTCCTGTTCCGGATTCGCCATTCCATCAGCGATCATTCCGGTTGTGGCTGGCAGGTAGATAGTTCGCTGGCTTTTTACCGAATCCTCGCCCTGAAAAAAATGTTCGGCTTTTCCCCATCTCAGGCTGTAGCAATCAAATTCTGGATGTGTTGAGTCTATGCCCATTTTATCGTTTTACGCCTGATTGCTGATTTCAGGCCGATACTAAATGATTCAGTTTTGTTATTCCACGGCAAGCTAGGTAGTCACAACTCCATATTCTGACAAAGAACTAAAGCTTCAGACTTACTAAACCCCTCATCAATCAGTTTCAAATAGTAATCTCGTCGGGTTTTTGCCCGCTGTCGATTGATTACAATCATTCCTTGCAGGATTTCAATCAGTTCGGCCTGTTCTTCGGTCGCTCCGCCTTGAATGACGGATAATTCTGTGGGTTTGTCTTTCATGATATTTTCGAATAAGTGCCGCAAAAAATACACAGCGCCGAATTAGGATACACGATTTTGAAGTTTTCTCCGTCGCACCCTTCACACCTCAAGGTGTACTTGCCATCAGGCGGCACATATAAACCAGCCCACACCGCTTTTTCAAGCCCGCATTGAACGCAATCAAAAGCAGAAACGTCGTCTTTTGCTGTTGCTATCGAGTGCTCCCAACTGTACTTACAAGCCAGGCAATGCAGGTGTCCGGACTTATATGGCGTTACCTTGTCCGCTGGTTTTTTGGCGCTGGATATCGAAACAACTTTTGCCATCCTAATACCCTGTCGTGCGTCCCTGAGTAACACCGGGAACAATTCGCGGTAATTCGTGGTTGATAAAATCCGCCATCGGGTCTATCTGGTCATCATGGGCGTGGCTGTCATCCGCCTTAAATCTGACAGCCTCCGCTATGACCATGTCACCAATAGGACCTGCAGGTAAATATATATTGCCGTGCTTGACGTTATCCGCGGCGTCAATATTTCGAGCATACTTGCCCTCCTTTCGCTGGATATCGTTCACCGGATACCCTGCCAGCCTGAGCGACTGAATCAACCCGGTACCGCTGTCTTTATCCTCAATGTTAAATTTTAGCGCGTCTGATTTGTCTTCAATGCCACCAGCGATCAACCGACATTCATTGTAAAACTTGATAGCCTCATCCTTGAGAAACGGAATCATTACTTTTTTGCGCCACTGCTTGACCATATATCCCTGATTGCGCGTTGTGGTTGCCCACAACTGAAGAACGCTGTAATCGTTGTACTCATTAGTCTTCGATGCCGTATCGCCGTAAATCGACCAACTCTTGATGCTAGATCGAGGCAATTCCGACATCGCATACCGCTGAAACCACTCTTCCCAGTACACCTCCCCGGTTTGCGGAGTTGTTTCCTGGCTCCACTGAATATTACCCATGGCCGCCATTGCTTGTTCTACGGTGAACTTTTCAGGAAACAGCACGCCAGGCTTCAGGTTGTGCTTGATGTAGTTTCCAGTTTCCCGGTAAACGTAGTCGTCCTTGATAAGCGCCGGCAGCACAAGGTGATACCAGTCTTCATCGGATCCGGTACCGTTCAGCAATTCATTGGTAAAGTCGTTCTCCGCTATCCGCTGCATGATCAGTATCACGGGCGTGTTCTGATCGGCCAGGCGAGATTTAAAAACCTGTTCCCACCGAGAATTGATGTACTTCATGGTTCGCTCTGATCGAGCATCGCCAGGTTTTAGTGGGTCATCAATCAAAAGACATCCGGAGAAATGCGGACAACCGATGATCCCGGCACCGAAACCAATAATGGTGCCCCCCGATGGTGCAGCCAGAAACGTTCCGCCCTGAGTGGTTTTCCAGAGCCCTTTAGATTTTGAATCTTGCTTAAATTGAACGTATGGATACAGCCTTTGGTAGTCGGCGCTTTGAATGATGTCCCGGATCGCAGTCGAATTATCCTTAACCAACGTATCCGAATAACTCGTGTGCAGAAAGTTGGCCTTGGGATTTATCGCAAAGCCTCTCGCCACAAAGCTTTGTACGGCGGTCAAAGTTTTTCCATGCCTCGGCGGGATGTTGATTATTAGCCGTTTTATTTCCCCGTCAATCACCCGATCAAGTGCCTGACCGATTACCGGGTTAAACCGGGTTTCAATCATCTCAGTGCCTTTCAGCAGCTGAAACGACATCTTTACAAATTCTTCGTGCTTGTCTAAAAGCTCGTAGGCAATATCATATAGATAATCTGGACGGACTTCAGCGTTCACAACTTCTTTACCTGCTTTCAAACGCTCGGGTCTGACTCCACGTGCGGTGATGCTGCCATATCGGGTGGCATAACATCAAAAATCACTTTTACCCCTTTCTCGTGTTCCACTAACTGTATATTTCTTGCGGAAAATCTCACACTCCAGTCTTCGCCCATTCTTTTGATTTTGTACCGGGTGGCATCCAACGACAACCCCTTAAGCTGTGTGTGACACAGAATTTCTATTGTCATTAACCCGCTGAAATCCAACACAGTTACAATATCAATAAGTGTATCGACAAACCCCCAATTCATTTCGTGACTTTGGTAATACAGAGCAACGCCATCCAAATCAGACTGAAAGTACTCTACAGCTTCGTTAAACGTCTTGGGCCGCACGGGTCCTTCCTGAACGTTGCCGTCATTATCGAACAACGGCGCTTCTTCAGCGACTGACTCAGTAGTGCTCGCAATCCGTTCCTGTTCTTTGCGCTTCAGATAGTCCGATTCAAACTCCTTGGTTTCTTTTACCTCGAGCTTGTCCGTCAACATTCCCTTTTCACGCATCAACATTTCGCGCGATTTCTCCTTGCTGACTAGTTTGTATTTCGTCTGGACTACTTTGCCCCCGGGAAGGTGCTTTACTTCCACCTCGGCAATGTTCCTCGCAACGTGTTTTGGCATTGCCTCAATGGGCAGTAAAACGCCGTTATCGTCGTACAATTCGGAGACGTTCAAGAAGGCAGCTTCGGCCTGTACAGCCAGCAAACTGTCGCTTGTAACCTGAGCTCTGGTAACCCGATCTTGCAGTAATTCCGCTATTCTCGCCTGGATATTGTCGTATTTTAACAGGCGTGAAGCGTGAGCAGCTGCGGACGTTTTCGCGAACCCCGCAGCAATCGCTGAATCTGTTTGATGGTGGTTTCTGGCAACCATTTCCTGACAAAACATTTCCTGGCGAAAGTTCAATCGCCCCTTACCACGTCCCCTTTTTTCTTTTTCGGTCCTTTCTCGTTTTGCTCTTTCTATGTTGATATTTTCTACATAAGCCTTGACTGTATCGAGAAAGTGGAATTCGCCGTTTACCGGTCTCGGGATTATGTTGTCGGTGTAAAGCTTGATCAGTTCCTCGGGTTCAATGCCGAGATACTCAGCAAGGTTTGCAAGAGGTATTCTGTCGCTGGATGCCATGGGAATTCACCTGAATCGGGTTGTTTTTGCCGGGACTGGGTATTGAGTTTAGTTTAACCAGGTCTCAACACATTCCTGGGCTACTGTTTTGGCCATTAGAGGGGGAACGCTCATACCCACCATGTAGCCCCCAAGTGACTCGGATTCAGCCCAGTAATCGTCTGGGAATGAACCGAGCCGTTTTAGCTCCCGAAACGTTAGCTTACGCTTTTGTTTCCAATGGGCAATATTGACTCTACCGGTAATAGTATTGGATGGAGTTTCGCTATTGAGCTTTTTCCAGTTAAAACAACTGTTTTTCCCTCGAACAAATTCGGCCGCTTTTTGGTAACTGCTGCCGGGCATTGTTTGATTCCAGAATCTTTCGTCGGTCTTGACAAATTTACTGGTTTTTTTTTCTGACTCGGTAAGGCGGCTTAATCCTTGAAAAGCCCTTTTCGCTGATATGAGCTCGGATTGCGGATCCAGCACCAGTTTTTTTCTACTAAAGTCTTTTCGGACAGCACAAAAAAATACTCTTTCGCGATGCTGAGGCACACCGCAGTTTGCGGCATCGATTAGAAATAACTGGACGTTGTAACCAATTCGGTCGAACTCTGCCAGAATCGCTTTTACATATCCTTTCGCATTGCCCAATAACATACCTTTAACATTTTCAGCGATGGCTACTTTTGGCCGCAATTTATCTACCAGTTTCAGATAGTCGAAAAACAAATCATCCAGGACTTGGTTGGATTGTCCTTCTCGGAACTTCTTGTTTTTTTGCCAGTCTTTTTCACGATTCCCGGACATTGAAAACGAACTACAAGGCGGTGACCCGTCCAATATGTCCAGGTCATATAGGGCAGAATCAACCTCATTGTCCCCGATTAATTCGCCGATTGGGGACAGGTAGTACTTGGGAGGATTCAGGTTTTCTACATAATGCTTCTGCATTTGCGGGTCAATATCGTTTGCTGCAATAACAGTACAGCCGGCAAGCCGATACCCCATGCTTGAGCCGCCTCCACATGAAAATGTGCTAAATACCTTTGGCCCGTTTTTTGGCTTGGGTGTTTCTTTCAGTGTCCAGCCTATCATTAGAACTCAAACCCGCATTTGGGGCATATATGGTCTGTTTTTAGATCACTGGCCGTAAACTCGATGTTTTTTTTTCTTTCAGGTGGCTTTACGTTGAATAGCGTTTTTGAAAACCCGCCGTATTTCTCCAAGTTTGAAATATCGAAGTTTTTCTTGAGCATGTCAAAATCCCATTGGCCAGATGTTCCTCGATCGTAGAGAACTATTTTCTCAATTTCTTCGTCAGTCAGTTTGCGGTTCGGTGTTTTTGCTTCAACGATAAAATCCGGGCCTTTATGTTCAATCCATGCTTCCTGTCGTTGATGTCCATTTACCAGTGTTACCTGGTCGTGATCTACAACAAAATTCTGATA